ATGAAAGTAATAAAACAAAATACGAAACAATTATCCTTGCCAGAAATAAGTTTTTCTAAGTTAGTTGTACAAACCATAAATTTTTATACTAGAGTATTTCGCGTGTTGTTTGGTGGTGAGTTAAGACATCGGTACTCAAGAAAGCAAAACGTACGGGCATCCGAAGAGCTAAGCGACCATATGAAAAGAGACCTTGGTTTGTGAAGTCATAAATAAAACAACAGCTCAATAAGCCGAACCTGGGTCATGAGGTTCGGTTTTTACACCTCAAATTTTCATGAAAAAATAAATTATTACACTGACGTATACACGAGATCGTTGATAAGGCTTGGTATAGCCGTTCCAAACATTGCTTCAACTTGAGGTACCATTGTGGGCTTGAAGCAATGATAATCCACAGATAAAAGCAGTATGGGAAGGAACTGCAAAAAAGTTTAATGGGCTTGGATTGTCTGGAATCTCAATGGCTTGCACTGGGTTGGCCTTAGTGATTGCAAGTCCACAGGAACCACTATTACAGTGCGCATTATATCTGCTTATGTTGAATGCGATTGCATATGTCAGTCCTATAAAATGTCTCTCTTTTGAGGGACTATTCAATGAAGTATCACGAAATGACTAAAAACTATATTTTTCGTGAATTTGAATGTGGTTTATCCGTCGAACAAGCAGCTGAACTTTGTTTGAAAACTGTGAGAACGGTCAAAGAATGGGATAAGGGGAAAACCATTCCACCGGAGTGTAAACGGCTCATGAGAATGACAAAGGGAAGGGAACTGAGCCCCTCAGAACAGTGGGGGAACTTTAAGATGCATTATGACAGGTTAGAACTTCCAACAGGACAGCTTGTAACAGCACAACAGGTTTTGACCGGAATTGCTTTATTAGAGATAGGAGCATTAACTGATTTGGAGGCAGCGGCCCAAGTCTTGAAGTATGCGAGGGCGTTGAGAGATATGATGTAAAAAAGGCTCCGAAAGGAGCCTAAGTTTAACTAATAGAGATACCACAGTCTTTGATTTCTCTAAATATTTGCCCTACACCAGAATAAAGGTTGTCCGGTGGCGTATTTTGTGGGTTTTCACACTGCGAATTAAGTTTATTCTCATTATTGAGGGCTTGCTCAATATGCTTCAAAACTTCGGGCATCTGACGAGAATCTCTGATCTCAGACCAAGCAACTTTAGCAAATGTATTGTGCCTAGTTATTTTCTTATTCTCCAGTAGAGCAGCTTTGAATTCCTCAGGTTTTTGAGTTAAGTCTTCAAAATGACACATTAGCCAAACTTCAAAGCATGGGTTTGTTAGCGCAACTTTAATACCTTTTTGTCGGCACTGTTGTAAGACATTCACAGTTTCGCGTGTGTGAGTCCCTTTAAAGTGGTGGTCAGTATCTATAACTATATATAACTCTATATCATCAGAGTTGTTTTTGATGCCGTCATCATTAATTCTAGCCTCTAAATCAGCAAGAACGTGTACAGGTTCCGCATCTGTACTACTCTTATCAACAGCCACAAACTTCACGTTTTGCGCAAAACGTTTTTGTATTCTAGATGCAAATAGTGAGAAGTACTCTTTCTCTTCTTCTGCGCCTTCATAAGCAACGTAAAATATCTTTGGATCGATTTTTTTCTGACTATAACGACTCCCTCGAGGAGCTGGACGATTTAATGACATTGACTACCCCTTATATTCTTCCATTAAGTAAGGGACACCACCAAAGACTCCTCTCAGGTACGCGTTCTTTATATCCTTATCAAATCTTGTACTATAATCATTCAAAGAATAGAGTTGTGTAGACATATCTCTCTCTTTTTGTACGAACCATATTTCATCCCTTCGTAATAACTCATTATCAAGTAAATTTGATTCATGAGTTGTCACAATTAACTGTGCTTTACTTTTTCCATCACTTTTATTTAAGAAGGTATCTATCATATCTCGAGATATGTTAGGGTGAAGGCTTCTATCAAACTCATCGATAATATAAGTCACTTCCATTTCATCTTCTTTATATATAAGTGGCCTAATAATATCAAACAGGCGAGATGTACCATCCGATTCTTCATCTAAGTCAAAGTCTACTCTTTGCCCCTTGTCATCTTTACGGCAAGTAACTATCTTGAACGCCTGTAATTCATCGTTTTCATCTAGAGAAAAGTTATAATACTTACCTTTGAAGTGAGTAGAGAAAGCGTCACCTCTTGTTAGTACCTCTTGAGCTGTAGCTATAAGATTTGATGGAAGATCATCTAAGTCAGCAGGTTCTGTGCAAACGTGATCAATACCAGTGTCATACTTAGTAAGCAGTTTCTTATAAACTTTAGATATTTCTTGTTCATTAATATCTTTAAACTTTCCAGTATATATACTATTTGGAAATATAATACGAAGACCATTTTTGAAAAAATGATAAGGAATTAATACATTTCCGGCGTAAAATTCAATTTTTTCATGCAATTTTTTCTCAACCGACTCTGTTACAAATAACTTTGTATCTTCGGTATATTTTATAAGCATCAAAAATTCTTTTAATTGTTCATCATTAGCTGATGAAGCTAAATCATGCGCCCCTGAATCAATCACATATTCGCCAGCTTCATTATTATAAGTTCTTTCAAAAACTTTAAATTCTTCACCATTAGTGCTTAATAGATACAGGTATTCATTCGTAATACGTGTTTTGTTTAAAGAAAAGCCATATGCATAGCGAAAGTCCATCATAGAGAACTCTATATAGAAGGTTGTGTCTTCATTAACAGTAGAGTCTAGCTTGAATGGTTGAGTAGAAATACTCTCGGTATTCCGATCACGCCCAAGAACTAGGCGCTTCATGTGCTCAATAGCACGTATGATATTCGACTTTCCCGAAGCATTTGCACCGTACATAACAGCACTTCTTAAAACTTTTGTTTCTTCTTTATTTATAGGGTCGATCAAAGAAACAGCATGGTGTGATAGGCGTCTCAATCTCGGAGCTGTACGCATGTCCAGTGCCACTTCGTCTCTAATAGAGCGAAAGTTTTTTACTGAGAAGTAAATTAGCATACACATTACCTTAAAGTGAAAATTTCACCTTAAGTATACATGTAGTATTCACAAAAATAAGCAAAAGCGAACCTTTTTTTGAACTGAGGGGAAATTTATATAAAAGGAAAAGTAAAATGGTTAAAAACCAACCATTGGAGACATTCTAGAGGTCAAGTTGGTTAGAATTGCTAGCCATATGACACCATGTGCAAAATGAAAAACAATATGCTCTACTCAAAGGTCGAAACTACCTTCTATAGGACATGGGTTGAGAGAGTGGGTTTCGTTATCGCAGACAGAGACACCAAAAGGGCTACCAGCAATTGATTTGAATGATTCCTCGCACAGGTTGAATAACAACTAAGAGCGAGACCCACATGTCAATGCAACGTATCTGATCTAGCCCCAAAATATGATCAGAGTATATTAATGTTTATAGTTCGGTTTTTTGTACCAGCGCGTAAGGATAGCACCGAGTGGGAATTTACCCCCGTAATACAGATTCGGGGGTTTGCTCCGCTTTTAGGTCCCTCCCGCAAAGCGGGCCCCTCCCAAAATGCTCGCAATACCGCGCACATAATAAAAAAGGGCTCGTATAGAGCCCCATGATTAAGTTCGGTGTGGAAGTGCCAAGGTTTGGTGTCCTACATGTTCCGCTTCCTCGGTCTACGCAGACTGCGCTAGCTTCGACGCTGTGGCGAGCGGTCTAGATATGGACAGGCATGTTTTGCTGCAATATGTCTGACGGCTTTTCTCTTTGGCCGCACGTGAAGATCCTTTCTGTTTCTTCCCAAGTCACTCGATACACGCAATCGCTCAACACTTCGAACTGATACCCAATCTTTACCAAGTCCAGATGATCGAAACTGAATAGCTTGTCGCGGCCATCGTACACATCGATGTATATCTTGTAGAACGTCAGGTCACGGTCGAGTTCGGCAGCATACTTCAGCCGTTTGGAGTAGGCGATTTGCTTTGCGTATCCGGTGATATAGAAGTCGTAATCTTCCAAAGGCCCGAACCCTGATGCTTTCTTTTTCTTCCTCGCTTTGGTTTCTGCCGTATCTACCGTTGGCGTTCCGTCAGGTAGCTGCGCTTGTACTGGTTGTGGTGGTTTAACGGGGTCGGGCGGTTGCTCTGACTCTGGCCACCAAGCCCAGATATTGAAAACCAATCCAAGCGATAACAGCACCACCGTTCCGACGACAGGCCAACGCTTCCAGAACGGGCGAATGTCTTTTGCTTCGGCTTCCTGTACTTGCTTGTTGGATTGCGAATGACTCTTATAGAACGGGAAGTATTCCGACTTATAAAATCGGGTAGAGGTGTTCACCACTTCACCGGCACAACCATCTTGCACTTTCTTGGTGTAAGAACTGGTTGAGCCCATGGCCGTGTTCTTTGTGCATCGGTAGGTCACTTCAATCATGTCCTTAATGTCTCGATGCACTTTGCGGATGTTCTGTGTAAGCAAGATAATATCGACACCGTAGTGACGGTGTATTGAGTACCATTCTAGAATGGGCGCGGCCAAGCCTCGACTTGGCAAGCTCATGTGCGCCTCATCGACCACATAAAGTGGCCCTTGTCCTTTTTCATTACGCCATTCGTCGGAGTAGTCTTCAATCTGGCTGAAAGGGCGCGTAGTCGAACCGAAATCCGTTAAACGTCCATCCACGATTTTGATGAGTTCTCGAACGTCTTCACCAAACACCTTAACGAACCAATCAATGTTTAAGGTGATATTGGTGATGACTTTGCGGCCATCCTTAATGGCCGGAATAATGTGGTAGGCAACCGCCTCATAGGTTTTACCGCCACCTGGTCTTCCTGCTATGGCGTATATCATGAACCTAACCTCGTAAACGGAATCAATTGCAGCATCAAACGCACCGTAATAGCGGCCAGAATGATAGACAGGCATTGAGGCACACCGACCGCCGCCATAACCCAAGCTACCGTAGGCGGAATACTGGTCATGTACTGGCTCATATCGACTGGAGCGAATAGGGAGAACACACCAGAGAGCAACAGATTCACCATTGCCATGATTTGCTCAACCGCCCAAAAGAACAGGTCTTTGAGCATGTTGACCAGCGAGATTAAAAGCTGATAGAGGAACACCAACAGCTTGTTAAATAAATCGACTAACCATTCCATATTAACCTCCAAAGATGATACGACGCGCCGCAAACACTGACGTCATGATGAGCACCGCACGAATAAAACCGAACACCCAATCAAAGCTGATTTGCTCTTCAAAACTGAAGTCACCGAAGAACGGCACAGGGAGCACGAAAGAAGGGCGCTTGGCACTGGATAAGTCGAGGTCACCAAACGAGCTGACAAAGTTGTCGATGGTGTTATGTTTGAGATTGTCTAACTGACCGGACACCAAACCACCTAAGCCATCGGGATAGGCCGACTCATAAAAACCTGTACAGGTTTGAGATTCGATACACGTACCACTGGTACCTGCGCCAGAAGTGTCCGTGTTGGCAATGCCTTCTAAGATGTCGGAAATGCCGGAAACATCCTCCGCGATACCATCCATTGCCCCTGCAATTTTCTCTACATCATCACCCACACCATTAATGGCATTGGTGTTCTTGTTCACGGCCGTGGTGATGTCAGCATTCGCTTGTTGGATAAGGGCCTTAGTGTTTTCGTAAATCTTGTTGTCGTTGATTTGCTGCTTTTGAATGGCTTGCGTATTGGTGACCATCGACGCATTCAATGCAATGATTTGGTTTTGAACGTCAGCACTGGCTTGATTGATGTCGATGTTCATATCATTTAGCGCCTTGTTGACATCCGAGTTCAAGCCTTTAATCGCATTCAATACTGCCATGTCTGTTGAATCATCAGTATCAGGGTCTTCAACATCCGGCTTTTTCTCAGTATCCGGTGGATTCACCGTATTGGTTGAGCCATCAGGTAATACGCTAGGGTCTTCGATGTCGCCTGTTGGGTCGTCAGGGTCATGAATTGGGTCATCAGGAATGATAGGAGTATCAGGGCCATCTTTACCCCAGAAGAGTGTGCCACCTTCACATTGATTGCCCGTGAACTGGAAGTTACCGTGACATAATGTGTTTTGAGTCCATTGACCAGACTCGACATCCGTACAAAGCGTAGTATCACTGGGAACGCGGCCTAATTCGCAACGGGTTGCCCCAAAGTCGCCATAGCATGCCCCAGTGACTTGTTCACCGTAGACGTACGCAACCCATTGAAGCAGCTTGGTTTCATCAATGGATTTTTTGAACTGGCAAGCGTCCATACAGGTGCCATCAGGGTTTTCACCATACTCACATGCAGGAACGATGGGTTCACATGAGACGACGTACCCGTCTTCTACTTTTTCATGGTCGGGAGGACATTGAGCTGAATTTTGAAAGAATCCTGCTGCACGATAAAGAGGCCAAGAAGCACTGGTTGTGTGACACATGATATCTACAACGTATTTGCCATGCCTCAAATAACAGGACTTAGTAGAAAAATCTTTGTAGTTAACAAACTTGTTTTCATAACAAGAGACATAAGAGGCAGGGTTAACTCTCATACCCAATAGCAACTTACAATCGGGATAAGCTGAAACGTCTGAAACCTTATATGTTGGTTGAGCCGCGCTTGCATTAAGTGATAAGAACAAGCACGAAAACAGAAGTAAAAAGAGTGATTTATTCACGTTTTCACCATTAAAAAAGGGGACCGAAGCCCCCTTATCCTCTAAAGTTTTGGCTGGCCACGTATCCGGCAATGCCACCCAAAAGCACAAAGACGATGAGTTGGACATCGTGGAGAACGGCCAACATAAACTTAAGCCTTGTTCACAGCACGCTTAGCAAGAGTGATGGATTTGTAAGCCATAGTAATGCCGACAATCACCAGACCTGCCGCGCCGATTTTGGTTGCCACACCAGATAAGTCGATAGCGGAGAACGGGTCAGCTGCACCACCTTCCGCCGCCATAGCAGGGACAGAAAGCACCGCAACAGTGACGGTTGCCGCCGCTTGTTTACCGAACTTTTTAAGCGTGTTTAGACGTTTCATAACAGATTCCTCAAAGTAGTTTTATTAAACGTATTGCCATCTTGATGGCGTAAGTTGAGAGATAGCCGCCAACGAACACCAAGGTAAAACCCAAGCCGAACGCTTGAGATATCTCTCCTGGAGTCAGCTGTGTGTAGCTCATTAACGTGTCATATTCTTGAGCCGTCACCATGACATAACCACTGCATGAAGCCGCTTCAATGTCAGGAACGACAGCGAGAAAACCGTCCGCGTTAGGTAGAGCACACACAGGCATAACGAAATTCCTTATTTAGCCTTTAGCGAGGCTTCAAAATGTTTCTTGATGTCGTCATCCACAGGGATGAGTTCTGTCACAATGGCACCTGCCAATGGATCGTCTGGGTTAATCTCCAAACGCAACTGGTATTCACGGCGAGGAACGAGAGCACCAGTGCGCTCAAGTAATAGGGCGTATTGATGATCAATCATCAAAGGTTGATCCCATTGGGGATTCACATCACCGGATTCACCGATAGTGCGGCGTTTGAATTTCTCTGAGTTGATTTCACGTAGAGGACGCGACACGTTCAGTTGAGCACTGTCACCACGTGCTGAGTTCCAAGTGATGTCCATGCCAAGTACAAAAACGGATTTAGCCATTTGTTAAGTCTCCAATATGTGAGTCACCAACTTGCCGTAGGTATCGGGGAAGGTGAATTTCGTTCCATCACGGACAAGGGAACCGACCACGGTTTCAATGTCGCCCTCATGGAACTCGATAAGTGAATTAAGGATTTTCCCGTACTGGCGACGCATCCAGTGCGCAGAGGCCAACAGGTCTAACGCCGCGCGTTTCGTCGGGACGGGTTTGGTATTGAATTTCTTTGCAGTAGAAATTGACGCAGCAAAATCATTGAGCGCGGCATACGCGCCAGCTGGATTCAGCAACACATCAACATTCCATTTTTTCAGCTCGACTTCAGAGCGGTACCAGACAAGACCCGTGTTCGCGAGTTTCTGCTCAAGAGCCTTGTTGTAGATACGCCAGTAAATGCGCGAGGTACGCGAACCAATCGAGTATTGCTCTTTGGTGTAAATCGGTTTGCCGTCTTTGCCGATACTGGCAATGGTCATATCTTCATGAAGTACAGGACCACGGCCACGTTCTGCGGTGCGGAAACAGTCGTCACGCCACGCCTTATAAGCGTATTCGCAATCGAAAATCCCGTCGTAATCGTCATAGGCCAAGTCAACACGCGCCAGAGTTTGCACACCAAGCACATTGGTCAGCCAGTCATGCAGCGACCACGTAGGACGACGGGCAAATACATGCTTGCATCCCGTCCCGTTGATTTGGAAATGCACCGTGTCATTGTTACCGCCGATACCAACGAAGCCGCAGAAGTCCTCACCATCTGGCGAAGTCAGTTTCATGGATTCGGTGTAGAACTGGAAACCCAAACCGCGAGGTGCTGACAGCGACAAACCAAGCACTTGGTTGGTGAAGATGCGCAAGCAGTCTTCCAAGTAATTGCGATAACAGATATCAAATGCTTTGTTGTACGCATCAATCTCGTCGGAAGTCTGAGCGACCGTCGGATTAAACACAGGTGGAGCAGGGAACTTAGGTGCACGGCAGTGACGCTGTAACAGTCCAGATTTGGCAAAGCCTTTGTATTCCTCATGCTTGTGCAATCGACGAACGGCATCGTGACAATGACGTAAGTCTTTCACCGCAAAAGTAAAACACAGGTAATCAATATGAACGCTTTGCTCATCGAAACTTTTAAGGATGTTAGTTGCAGTAGTCATCGAACACCCCCATATTGATACGTTGTTCAACGGTCGTGTTGGTGATGGACACCAACTCATAAGAAGCGAACTGAGACGAAGCCCAAGACTCAAGATGAGACATGGATTTAAGCAAATCCCATTCGTCGCAACCTTTGACCAACACAGACACCGTGTAGTCAGGCAGCAAGTCGTAATAGATGATTTGAGCTTCGTTCATGGATTAAGCCTCTGAACTAGGCTTGGTGACGCTGTCACAGTTTTGATTGTTTTGGTTTTCAATCTGTGAGTTAACGGCGTGAATTAATCGACGAGTCATTTCACAATCAGCCAGTGCACGGTGCGCCGTTAAGTCAGACACATCAACATTCTGTTGAGCGCAAGCGTTGGAAAGTGATTGCCACTTGTAATCTTCATGGTGTTCATTCCAAACACCAAAGAACTCTGCATACCAAAGCATTGCACACTGAGGAACACAGAACTTGAAAAACAAATCGTGAACGGATTGGACGTAAGCAGCGTTACAGTGCTTATCCAAAGATTGGATAATTAAGCGCGTATCAAAATCTGAGTTGTAGATGATGATTGGACGACCGTTAAGAAGCGGAAGAAAATGGTTTGAGAAGACTAAGTGAAAGTCGGGTGCATCCTTAACGTCTTCATCGGTGATGCCATGAATAGCCGTTGCGTCAGCAGGAATCGAACATGTAGGTTTAACAAGTTCGTTCACGATAACTTTGCCAGTGTGAGCACAGATAGCAGTGAACTCAACAATTTCTGCGTCAGCGCCTAAGCCAGTAGTTTCTGTATCGATAATGATCGCATTTTCAGTAGAAAGTTTTTTCATTGCAACACCTTGACTAGTTGAGAGCGACCGCCGAAGCCAAGACGTAAGCGTCAAGGGCAAACGCCCCAAGCCAAGGCGGTCTTAATTACGATTTGTCGTAAGTGTAATTACGGATTTTCGTAATTGCTAGATGCGAATTTCCGTAACTACTAAGCTAAAATCAAGAAAACGGAGGTAGTCCCATGTATCAAAGTGAGCTGTTAGATGCCTACAAAAAGGCGAAAAACTACGTACAAGACAAGCAAATCGCACATGATTTGAATGTAAACGCGTCCAGAATCAGCGAAATGCGAAAAGGAAGACGCTATATATCTGATTCGGAAGCAGTTTTTCTAGCGGAGAATTCAGGAATTGACCCAGAGATAGCTTTGTTGGGATGTCACGCTGATCGCAACGAAAATCCACACATAAAAGGAATGTGGGAAAACATTGCAAAAAAGTTTAACGGGCTAGGATTATCAAGTATTTCAATGGTTTGTGGCATGTTTGCGTTGTGGCTTGGCGACCTTAAAGTAGCTATAGCTAAGTGCGCATTATATGTGTTATGTTAAATATTGTGGGTTTTTAGTTAAGTTCATAAGCAGGTCTGTTTCAATCACTTACCCTGCTTTCCAATCATTTGCCTATTGTGAGTTATAGGTCTACGCTAACTTCATGTATTGGTGTTTCTAGGTTTTTGTTAGGTTCATAAGAATATGCATATTTAACAGTATTCTGATTTACCATAAAATAGCTAATATCGATCTATCAATCTGCGATTGCTTGCTCTTCAATTAGCTCGTTGTTTATTGCAAATAAAAATGGCGTCTAATCATATAGACGCCATTTTTAGTTTATCTGAGATTTGAACATCAGGAATTTAGCCACCGGCTAGTTTTACTGTCATGCCTTTCTTTTCAAGGTGTGTTTTGATCTTATCTCTTGCGTCACCTTGAATTTCGATGGTGCCATCTTTGACTGAGCCACCGCAACCGCATACTTTTTTAAGCTCTGCAGCGAGCAGTTTCAAAGGCGCGTCGTCTAGGTCTAATCCTGAAACGATACAAACGCCTTTGCCTTTACGGCCTTTGGTTTGGCGCTGAATACGAACAATACCGTCGCCTTTAGGACGAGCTACTTTTTCTTCTTCCGGTTTAATGCGTCCGGTTTCTGTTGAATATACCAGGGTCAT